AGTACCAACAGAATCATCTAAAGACGTTGAGATCGCCGTAGATGTGCTTAAGGCTTCCATCAATCTCATGTAAGATGCTGAAAGATCTGCTATGGGTCCTGGTGTTTTTTGTGGCATTACCTTGTGTATGTTGTGTTTGACAGTATCCCTACGTCTGGATCTGTATCATTTATCGTTGTTTTAATTATAGTCACGACCTGTTTTAGATTATCTCCTACTACTTTAAGCATGGTAAGGCTTATTTTAGTAGAAATCGGAGTAGTTCCATCTACTTTTGCTAGAGCATCTCCTAAAGTATTTAAAGAATCTAGCAGAGTGTTTAAAGATCCAAGAAGCTGATTTCCTAAGACTGCTTGATTTCCCAGAATATCTGCTTGATGTCCTAAAGTTATTTTTGGTGCATCTATTAGCACTTGCTCATTAGAATCCAGATTTACAGTTCCAACTGAAGATAATCCAACAGTCGATTTACCGAAAAGAAAAACACCATCCTTTTTTGAATGGAGAGTAACTCTATCTGAACTGATTATAGTCTGTGGTCCTAAGAATGGAAATTCTGGTTTTGTCATTAGCTGAACGTTTTTTCGTCTTGATCTGAAGCAGCCGAGTAGTCATTAGAAGTAGGCTTTTCAAACACTGACACCACATTAGACACTGCAGTAGACACTATTGACTTTCCGTAAGAATTCATAGGAAAGTTTGAAAGATCATCTATAACTATCCTCTGGTCAGAAGTCATGTATATAGATGCTCCATCTGTGTTTATGTCTTCTACTGTGCTCGCAAAAGGATCTTTTGGGCTAGTAACTTTGCCCTGACCATTCCTTATTATAGTTATAGGAGATCCATTCGTCCCAACATCAGACCAAGAGTTATATCCTTTGAATTTGCTTACAGTAGATCCAAATCTTATAGATTGACCGAATCTTCCTTCTATCACAGCATCTCCCTCAAACGGAGTTAAAGTCCTTATGTCAGAAGATTCTGTAAATGTACTTCCTTTAGGAAACTCTGGAGGGTTGCCTGACCTAGATGGGTATCCTGTATACCCAGGTTTCATTGCTATCTGCTGTTGGAATTGGTTGAATTCCTGCATGTTTGGGAACACGTTGTGGTTCACAGAATTCCACAGAGCATACGCAGGCAAGTAAAACAACTTTTGGTGATCTTTATGATCGTTTAGCTTGTCAGATGGTCCAGCTACTATAAAAACTATCTCTCCTATCAAAGGGTACTGTCTGAGAAAACCGAACATTGGGTATGCTGGTCTGTTTTCTTTATTGTACTTGGTGCTAGTTATGTCTCCGTAAGGAAGCTCAAATATGATCTTTCCTACATCTGCTGCTGAATTGTAGTCTGGATTTGGTGTTTTTGTATTATCTAAATACGGACCAAGGACTATGTTTTTGACACGTCCCATAAAAAAGCTGGTGCTTCCTTTTGGCATTATGCCAGATCCATGGTTCCTACCTAAAGCATCAGACATTTTCTTTCTCCTTTGGGGCTTTTATAATGTTTATCTCTTGAAAAAGCTGTTCTACGTCTTTCTCTGTAAGTATCCCAAGATCTTCAGAGTCGTCTTTTTTGGAGCTTTCTGCAGCTTTCTGGAACACATTCACAAGCTTCAATATAGTCTCATCGTTCTTTAAGCTAGAATCCATGAGACCTTTCAACATAGGAATGATCACTACTGCGTCTCCAGGATTAGATATCATCCCGGCTAGCCTAGTGATCTCAGTTTTTAGTTTTTGGTCTTGATCTTTGTGGTTATCATACACCTCTTTGACAAGATCTTCAAGCTTTTTGCCCTCAAACACTGTCTGACTCAAATCTAAAGCCATAGTTCTTTTCTATATAAATATTAGTAATCCTCGTTTTCTATTTTTCTGTTGAGTATTCCTTTATAGATGACTTTCATTCGGTTTATCACATGGGTTATAGCTGTAGATTTTACGTTCGCTATCTCCTTTACGTAGATGTAGAGCACTTTTTTGTTTGAGATGTCTATCGTATCTGACCTTCTCAAGATCTCAACTACAGCATCTGCTGCTTTTATCTCATCTTCTTTCTCAAACATATTGAACATGTTGAGTTCTATGTGCTGGATGAGCTCGTCTATCACCTCAAGCCTGTTAAGTTCACCGTTTCCAGGCGTCATTACCAAGCTGTCTATTGTCATTTCATCATTGTCTACGTTATCTATAGACTTCTTTTCTACAAGCTTGTTGTAGTTTCTCTGGCAGTATGCTATGAGATACCTTTTTGCTATAGTGCCAAAATAAGAATACGCCTTTCCTTTAGTAGTATCGTACAGATGCAGCTTTTGGAGCATGAAAGAGATCACTTCATACTTTAGATCTTCCAAATTCTCAACCTCAGTGTGATAAAACTTGAAAGTGTGGATTATGTTCTCGGCTAATTTGTATAAAGCATTGTGGATCTCAGCGTTGTATATCCTGTTTCTTTCGTCTTGGCTGTGACTCTCTCTGTACCTAAGTATCGCATCCTGTGTCTCTAAAGTGAAGTAATCTATCTTTGACTTTGGCTTTCTCTTTCTAGGATTCCCTTTCTTTGTCAGTAAAACTTCTTCTGCCATGCTCATAGTTTACCTGTGAATTGTTTTATGCTCTCTTGCATAGTCTTGATGTCTTCAAACATCGTCTTGAGCTCTTGATCAGCTGACACCCACATAGTTGCATCTATCTTTGCGGCTGTCTTGTCTATGTTATCGGCCAAAGATAAAACTTTTCTCACAAATTCGTCTTCCTTTTTGAGCATCTTTTCTAGTCTAACGTTCTTGTTGTATAGATTCCAGATCACATATCCGATGATTGTGAGCGGCCAAATTGCTATTGAAATTACTTCTATCATATTATGCTTTGTTTACGTCGTTTTCTACTCTGGATGCCATCAGATCAGCTTGGTGCAATATGCAAGGAAGGTGGCTTTTCAGTTGTAAGTCTGGAGAACTTGTTATTAGATATGATTCATTTCCAGATTCAAAAAGTCCGTCATGTATTTTTATTGCAATGTATTCATTTTCAGATACTTGTATGCCTGCTTGCTGAAGGTAAAACAGGCTTCTATCTGCTATCTTCATGTGAGTTACCTTTGGATTGTAAGTAAAATACTTCCCTTGGTTCTTTTGGTGCCACTCTGACGGTTGTGGTAAATAGTATGGATCTGAGTTCGTACCAAGCTTCCCAAGATCATGATTTATAGCAGAAAACACAAGTTCTTCAGTTGTATGGTTTTTTGCAGCACCAAATTTATCCCAAACCTTGTCCATTACCAGTGCAGCTTCTGTGACTCTAATAACATGATCTACGTATCCTCCTATGAAGCAGTTGTGGTGGTGTATTTTTGTAGATGCTGGCGATGTGGTCAAAGTGACTTCTATTCCTTCATAGAATTTAATCAGCTTCTTTGTTCTTGAATTATCTGGAAGATATTTATTTATCAGATCATAGAACTTTGCGACATTGTCTATTAGCTTCTGCTCTGTAAGTTGTTTCATCATATATTTTTTATCTTTTTTAGTATTTCTTCCTGGGAAAAGAACGGGACAGCTCTAACTTTTTCATCAACAATTCTTTCTTTTCCTAATTCATTATAATCAAAACTTGTGAAATATATGTAGTCTAAGTTTTTAGTCAAGTCCTTTATTACTGCCATAGGATAGTGTGACTTTCCAGTTATCTTTTCAAGCTGGTCACACATTCCAGGATCTTTATCACACGGAACTTCTACAAATTTTATTTGATTTGCATTTAAAAGTTCTTTAAGTCCTTGGCAAGACTTACATCCAGTAAGAGTTGCTAATACGATTTTATATCTGGTCATCTGGGTCAATTTTATCAAGAATATCTGCCCACATAGCTCTTTGTTCATCTTGCATTCCTTCTAATTCTATAGCAAGATACATATACAATGCGTCCAGTTCATCTTCAGTTAATTCTTTTCTGTCTTTATAATCTTCTATATTCATAGTATTATATAGTATACTTATAGTATTATTATATTCTTATGTTATTAAGTAGCTTGGGCGCCAGCCCCTTTGTTCCACTACTATCTCCCCGTTCCGTTTAGAGAAAATAAAAAATTCTGTGGAATAAAAAAATTCTCGTTTAAAGTGGAATTATTTTTGTTCACTTTTTTTTTAAATTTATCTATTAATAAGTTTTTTATCATATTCTGTAATATGGATAATTCCCGATTGGTTCAAAGTTTACTTGAAGTTTATATAGGAAAAGGTAAAAATCTTTCAAAAGGAGATGTATCATTCTATTGTCCTATATGTAAGCATAAAAATCCAAAGCTTATAATCAATGTTATTTCTGGAAACTACAACTGCTTTACGTGCCACCCTGCAACAAAGGGGAAAACTCCAGTATCTTTGTTAAAAAAGATAGAAGCTCCATCTGAAGCCATAAGAGAGATGAAGAGCTATTTTTTAAATGATACTACAAGTGTTGATGTAGATAAAGAACAGAAATCTGTATCTATGCCTAAAGAGTTTGTTAGCTTGTTAGACAACTCTGATTTGAGTTTAGAAAAAAGACAGGCTATGATCTATCTAAAAAAGAGAAATTTAACAGACTTAGATATCAAAAAATACAACATAGGGTATTGTGCTTCAGGCAGATATAAAAACAAAGTTATCATACCATCCTACAACAAAGATGGCAAGATCAATTATTTTATAGCTAGGTCTTTTGAAAAGGAGCCTAAGCTTAAGATAGACTCTCCAGAATGCAAAAAATCTGAGATCATCGGCTTTGAATATTATATAAACTGGGAAGTTCCGATCATATTGTGCGAAGGCATATTTGACGCTATGGCTGTAAAAAGAAATGCAGTTCCATTATTTGGAAAGACAATATCAAAGGCACTAATGATCAAGCTGCTTCAACATGAAGTCAAGACCATATATCTTGCTTTGGATGAAGATGCTCTAATGGAATCTATAGACCACGCACAAAAGCTACTAGACTTTGGAAAGGAAGTTTACCTGATCAAGCTTGAAGGAAAAGATCCTTCTGAGATAGGATTTAAAGGAACGATAGAATACTTACATAAGGCAAAACCTTTGACAGCATCAAGTTTATTAATGTTAAAAATGCAAACAGCATTATGCTAAAAATAAAAAAGATCTACCACATATCAGACATACATCTGCGAAATTTTAAAAGACACGCTGAATACAAAAGGGTGTTTCAAAAAGTCTCAGACTACATAAAAAATACAAAGACAGATGAAAGCATAATTTGCATAACTGGAGATGTTGTGCATTCAAAAACAGACATAACGCCGGAGCTTGTGCAAGAAGTGCAAGAGTTCTTAAGGATGATGAGTGCGCTGTTGCCAGTTGTAGTTATACCTGGCAATCATGACGCAAATCTAAACAACAATGATAGGCTAGATAGCTTAAGTCCTATCATAAATGCAATGGCAGACAAGAATATAACTTATCTAAAAGACAGCGGGGTATTTAAGATAGCAAACATAGATTTTGTACATTGGTCAGTATTTGATGACGTAAAAAACTACATAAAAGCGTCTGATATAAAGTCTGAATGTAAGATATGTCTGTACCACGGACCAGTTAATGATTCTTACACTGATCTTGGGTTCAAGCTTACTGGCAATAGCGTAAGCCCATCTGACTTTGGTGGGTTTGATCTTGCACTGCTTGGAGACATACATGTTGCGTGCCAGTATGTAAATGACAAGAAGACAGCAGCTTATCCAGGAAGCCTGATACAACAAGACCATGGAGAGTCTTTAGACCATGGAATACTTGTGTGGGATGTAGAGTCAAAAACTTCAGAATTTGTAAGGATACAAAATGATACAGCGTTTTATACTATAGACGTAGAAAATGGTATATACAAAGACCTCCCAAAAGATCTTCCTGTAAACATATACTTGAAGATAAGATCAAAAAACACTTCTCCAGCAGAAATAAAAAGCATAGTGGCTGAAATAAAAGATCAAAAAAATGTCATAGAGCTTACTCAACAGGTTGTAAAAGACCAAACATCTGCATCTCTTGTTAATGTAAACAACTCTAATGTAAGAGATGTGTCATATCAAAACTTTCTGCTGACAGATCATTTAAAGTCTAAATTTGGATTATCTCAAGAAGATATAGAAAAGGTGTGTGAACTCAACACAGAGATAAATAAAAGCTTGCCAAAGACAGATTCTATAAGAAACATACACTGGAATCCAAAGAGATTTGAGTTCTCTAACATGTTCAGCTATGGAAAAGACAATGTAATAGACTTTACAGATATGAATGGATCTTATGGAGTGTTTGCCAGAAATGCATCTGGAAAAAGCTCTGCAATAGAAGCACTTGTGTATTGTCTTTTTGACAAGTCATCCAAGACTAACAAAGCAGCAATGGTTATGAACAACCGCAGCAATGACTTCTATTGCAAATTTGAATTTGAACTTGATGGAAACATCTATACCATAGAGAGAAGAGCGTCATACAGATCTAACTCAGACAGTGTAAAGCAAGATGTAAGCTTTTATTACGCAGATGATCAAGGAAATATCATCCTCCTTAACGGTAAAGATAGAGCAGACACAAATGCATCAATAAGATCGGTGATAGGAACATATGACGATTTTGTTCTTACTAGCATGTCAATGCAGAATAACAACATTGGTTTTATTGATATGGGGCAGTCTGAAAGAAAGGATCTGCTGTCTCAGTTTTTGGACATAAAAGTTTTTGAAGACCTAAACAGCATTGCAAGTGAGAATATAAAAGAGTATTCAGTGCTCATAAAAGAATACAAAAAATACGACTACTTTTCAAAGTTGAAGGATCTAGACTCAAGTCTAAAATCGTATTCTGTAGAATACAGAGAGCTCGAAGAAAAGAAAAAAATATTGGAAGAGCAAATAGACATTGCAACTGAAGATTACGTCAAAATGAGCTCAAAGTTGGCGGTGATAGACTCAGATATACTTGACATAGAGAGGTTAGAATCACAAAAGAAAGCAATGACTGACGTAAGATCTGCTTTAAATGATAAAAAGAAAGACCTTGAAAAAAAGCTAAAAGACAATGAATTAGAGCTAAAAAAAGCAGAAGATGAAGCTCAAAAATCAGATGAATTGAGCTATAATGATGCAAAGCTTGATCTCAAAAATTCTACTGATAAGATAGCTCAGCTGTCTATACTTTCAGAAAATCTAAAGTATGATATATCCCAGAAGCTAGAAAAGATGAAAAAGCTTGAGGATTTAAAATATGATGAAAGCTGCAAGTATTGCATGGAAAATGCATTTGTGAAAGATGCAATAGCCACAAAAGGTTCTATAGAATCTGACAAAGAAAATTCAAAAAAAGTAGTATTAGAGCTGGAGGAATTAAAAGGAAGAGTTCAAATTTTAAATACAAAAGTTGCATCGTATGAATCTGCCCAAGTAAATTTAACAAAGAAGAAGAATGAAAAGATGAAGACAGAGTCTGATCTGAATAAGATAGATCTGGACCTTCATAAAAATGAGACATCAATAAAGGATGTAGAGTCGAAGATCAAACTGCATGATGAAAAAGAAGCCGCCATAGAATCGAACAAAGACATAAGATCAAGGCTAAATGTTTTACAGGCTGAGATATCTTCTTTAAAGTCTGATCTTTCTAAGGTGTCTGGATACGTTATGAGCTGTAATACAAACATCAACGTGTGTGAAGAAGAGATAGCAAAAACAAACCTAAACATAAACAACCTGAAGGCTTTAGAAGATAAGTTCAAATACTACGAGTATTATCTTTCTGCAACAGGAAGAGACGGACTTCCATATGATTTGATAAGCTCGGTGATACCAAAAATACAGGATGAGATAAACAACATACTGGCTCAGATAGTAGATTTCTGTATCTCAATACAGTCTGACGGTAAGAACATAAATGCTTATATAGTGTATGATGAGACCAAAAAGTGGCCAATAGAGCTGTCCAGTGGCATGGAAAAATTCATATCTTCTCTAGCAATAAGGTCTTCTTTGATAAATTTGACTTCTTTGCCAAGACCTAACTTCCTGGTTATAGATGAGGGCTGGGGAACTTTAGACCAAGGAAATCTTAGAAACGTCTCTATATTGATGGAATACCTAAAGACTCAGTTCAAATTTGTGGTCATAATATCTCACATAGAATCCATAAAAGACATAGTAGATCATCAGATCTCCATAGACAAAGTCAAAGACGGTTTTTCAAAGGTATACCACGAGTAGCATATTTATAATATATGGAACTACAAAAAAGGGCTGAAATAATCGCCGACTTCATAAATTTCACAAAAGAAGCTCTCGACCTTGAGGCTCTTCCAAAGATCAAATTCATATCTGACAACGCCTGGTCTAAGAAGAAAGGCACCATGGGAGAGTACACCAATGAGACAAGATCTCTAGTCGTTTACATAAAGAACAGAAACCTCGCTGACATATGTAGGACTCTGGCGCATGAAATGACTCACCACAAGCAGAACGAGATGGGAACTCTGGGGCCAAAATCTGGAGAGACTGGAAGCCCAATAGAGAACGATGCTCATGATGTAGCTGGAATTTGTCTAAGAGAGTGGGGTAAAATATGCCCAGATATATATGAGTAAATTTCAAAAGACTAATATTTATAGTAGATAATACTACTAGTCCTAGCTATTATAAATATGAATTTATTGGCCGTTTGATTTTTGAGTTGGACTAGAACTCTTTTATCTTCGGCCTATTTTTTTATGAATTACTATAAGATATATAATCAAATCTGTCAAAGAGCAAAATCTGAACTAGAACAAAGAAAATTACATAAAAAGAATGGAGGTTATTATGAAGGACATCATATTATTCCAAAATGCTTAGGAGGAAAAGGTAAAAGTTCAAATTGGAATGATGAAAATATAATACCGCTAACAGCAGGAGAACATTTTTTATGTCATCTTTTACTCTGTGAAATATACCCCAGAAATAAAAAAATAAAATACATATCATGGGCAATGAGTAATAAAAGAAGAAAAAAATCTATAGTTGAATATAAAGTATCTAGTCGGGTTTATGAAAGATTAAAAATTGAATTTTGTAAAAGCAACTCTAAAATACATAAAAATAAAAAAATATCAGACGATATTAAAAATAAAATAAGAGAATCTCTAAAAGGTAATATTCCTTGGAATTTTGGAATAAAAACAAAATCTTTATCTGAAGAACATAAAATTAAAATATCGATTAATAATAAAGGAAAACATTACATGGATAAAAAAAGTAGAAAAACATTAAGTGATAATAGAAAAGGAGAAAAAAATCCGATGTATGGAAAGACTACTTCAAAAGATGTAAAACTTAAATTAAGTAATGCACTTAAAAATCATCCTAAAAAAAGTAAAAAAATAATAGAAATTGAATCAGGGTTAGTTTTCTGTTCTTTAGCAGAATATTCTAGACAAAATAAATGTAGTGTATCCAAAGTGTGGAAAGACTTACAAAAAGGGGTGAAATTAAAATATTATTAATCAAAAGTTACGAAATATGGCAAAGGAATCAAACCTAAAAAAAGAGTTCTCTAAAAAGGACGTCACAAGACTGAGAAACCTCCTAACCGGAAAGACGGGAGACAAGACCCAAATACAGTCTGGATACGAAAAGAAGGCTGAAGATCATTTAGAGGGCGATATTTGGGAAGAAGATGGTAAGACTTGGACTATAAAACGAGGGATAAAACAGACAGTGACAAAGCTGGATTCCGTGAAAAAGCTGTTGAGTCTGCCTTTGTGCTGTCCAAAGTGTTTGAACCCAATGAAATCCCATGATCTCAATAAGAAGATGTATTCGATACACCAGATGTGCTTTGACTGCGTCATAGACATGGAGTCTAAGATAAAGCAAGAAGGTCGTTGGGAAGAGTACGAAAAAGGAATTCTGAACTCAAACAAGAATGCTACCCTAGAAGACATAGAAAAGGCGATAGATTCCTGGTTTGAGATGCAAGACGAGTCATTTGTATCTGAGAACGGAGAGGTCGAAAGCTGGAAAGGCGGAGACAAGACCAAGGTTTACGACGAGATCAAGGAGAACCTGAAGAAGATCAAAGCTATCGAAATCTAGTATATTTATAGAAAATACAAATCCATGCCAGCAAAATCCCAAAAACAACAGAAATTCTTTGGAATAGTACACGGTATCCAAAAAGGGACTGTAAAACCATCTTCAGTGTCTAAAAAAGCTCAAGATGTTGCAAAACATATAAGCAAGAAAGGAGCTACTGCCTTTGCATCTACAAAGACAAAGAAGCTGCCAGTAAAGGTGAAAAAGACTAAGAAAGTCGTAAAAGAGAACTACGAGAACAAAGTAGGTTCTCTCCACGCAGTGCTAAAACCATACCCAGGGTGTGATGTAAAAGACATGGTTCACGAGATAGATCCAGTATTGGGTGCAAGCCACAAAGGCATCGATGCTCAGACGATCCATGGAGTATACGGAGACCAAGACGAGGCGATGAAATGCGCAGAAGGACTCCATAAAGATCACCTTGACGAGATGAAAAAGCTCGAAGAGAAGAAAGGCACAGTGGCAAAGAAGCTGACTTCTATGATCGATAAGCTGGAATCTAAAAGAAAAGACCACATGAAGATGGCAAAGGAGAATCCGGACCATGCAGGAGAACACAAACAACACATATCCCAGATCCAAGGCAAGATAGAAGACCTGATGGATAAACTCGAAAAAGTTTCTAAGTCTAAGAAAGAAGAAGAATCAGAAGAGCAAGAAGACGGAAAGAAGAAAAAAGTGAATGAAGCTGTTAAAAGTCTGTCACTTGAGGAAAAAATGGTTGAAACATTTTTAAAAAGGATAGCAAAAGAGTTTGAATATTCTATTAAAGATGCAGCAAGATTTGTTACAAATACTATTAAAAAAATGGAATTATAGCATGAATCCAACAGTAGCAAAGTTCATATCAACCCTTCTGGCATCAAGAACACAGGCTCATATATTTCACTGGCAAGTACAGGACGAATCTTCTTTTGCTGAGCATAAAGCGCTCAATGAATACTATGATGAGATAGTTGATGCAGTCGATGAATTTGTAGAAGCTTTCCAAGGCAAATACGGCATAATCACAGGATACGACGGTCCTACAACTTTCAGAGAGGACGGCAACCCAGTCATATACTTCAAGGCGCTTTCCCAGTATGTAGAGAGGACTAGAACGATGCTGCAAGATGACACATACCTCCAGAACTTGATAGATGAGATCTACCAGCTGATAGAGACAACACTTTACAAACTACAATACTTACACTAACATGTGTTGCAATAGAGGCAAGATAACTTTACATGAAACTGCAAATAAGCTCCTTATATCTGAGGGGCTTGCTTACCATTTGGACAATTCCATCGACTTGAACGAAAACATATATCGTCCTCAGTCAGCAAACTTCGTAGCCCTGTTCACAGAAGCGCGCCAGTTGCTAAATAGGGGACTTTTGTCGTTGGGCGATGAAGATATATGGTACCTGACAGAAACTGACCTAGGATTGACCGGAAACTACAAAGGCATTACAGTTCCGCTAGACTATCCGATGACGAGAGATTTTTTACTCGAAGCAAAGGCAAAGTCAAAAAAGAAACAGCCGGCTTTGAACAAACCACACAGAGGAGGATCTAAGAAGTTCTATGTGTTCGTAAGGAATCCAAAGACAGGCGGAATAAAGAAGGTCAGCTTTGGAGACACGACAGGACTTAGCGCAAAGATCAACAACCCAGCAGCAAGAAAGAGCTTCGCAGCGAGACACAAATGCGCTCAGAAGAAAGACAAGACACATGCTGGGTACTGGGCGTGCAGACTTCCGCGATACGCAAAGCTGTTGGGATTGAAGAGTAACTTTTCAGGATACTGGTAGACATGAGGCCATATAAAGACATTTTGGAAGATGAAGTCCTGATCAGAGAGTTCGATGAGAACATAGATCCTATAGAGCTTAAGTGGCACAGAGATCAGGAAGATAGGTTGATAGAGGTGGTAGGAGACACAGACTGGAAGTTTCAAATGGACAACCAGATACCTGTAAAGATGAAAGGAGAGATATTTATACCAAGAGGGGTTTGGCATCGTGCTATAAAAGGAACCGGATCCGTAAAGATAAAGATAAAAAAGACATGATAAAGCTCATAGACATACTGAAGGAAATAGAAAAGCCTGGACTCTGGGCGAACATCCGAGCAAAAAGAGCTAGGGGAGAGAAACCTGCTCGTAAAGGCAGTAAAGCATATAAAAAAGCTGTGAAAGCGGCTAAAGATATAAATTCTACTGTCAAAGAAACATTCAGTCCTAAGATCTATCAGATAGAAGGCAGACTCATGGCAGATACTACAAAGAGATCACTTGCAGACATCCTCTCTGACATCAGGGCTCTAACTGGAGTTACCATCGTACGTGTTACAAATAACCGTCAGCCATCGGCAGCAAGGTTAAAAAAGTATGTTGTGGACATCAGCATCAAGATAGACCCAGCCCCATTTGAAACTTTTGACACAAGTACTATAAAAACAATAGAAGACAGAGTCAGAAAGATACCATCAGTAAGAAGAGCAGATTTTGTAGATAAGACTAAGCTTGTAAAATCATAAGGTTACGAAAACACTTCGATATTTATATCAAACCCTATCTAAATGACTACTGTTAAAACTGTAAAGCCTAAGGCTGCAAAGCCTAAAGCTGTTGTGCCCAAAGAGACTGCTGTCAAAGCACCTTCATTGATGCCGATAAGCTTCAAGGACTTCAGTAAAGATCCTGTAAAAGGGATGTTATTCATAGTTCTCATCGCGATCGGATATTTATACGTAGATGGCAAGATGAATTATACTGGCCAGATAGAAAACCAAAGCAAAAAGATACAGGCGTTAGAAGTCAGAGTAGAGAACTTAAGCAATCAACTTAGAAGATCTGATAGCACTTTAGCAGCGGCTGAATCCAAAATAGCGGTGTTACAACAACTCGGTAAAATAAAGTAGGAATGAAACAGAAAATAGTGATGGCGATATCAGCTTTAGCTGCAGCAGCCTTTTTTGGAAGAAATCAGTTGATGTCTTTGAAAGATAAATACATCTCCCACAAAGACTCAACTACGGTATCAGCTCCTCAAGCAGACGTATTACCTGTAGATACCATACTGGAAAAGAGTAAAAAGAACGTGATATCTATGGGACAGAAGAGCATAAAAAGCGATTCTATGATCATCACAAAAGTCGAAAAAACTGCAAAGAATATAGAAGTTTTACATACAGAAGTCAAAGTATTAAAAAAAGAAAACAATGAACTTAAAGCGAAGCTTGGTGACACTGTTGTTAATGTTAATAAGCATTTCAACCTACTGCCAGTCAACGAACCAAATAGCGACAGCAAACCCAGTTCCGGCGATAACGAATAGTGTTACGGCTACACCTGCCCTGAATACTGCTCAATTACCGACAGCGCTTCCGACTCCTAAATCACAGGCGCAATACCCCATGACTAGGATCCTGGATGATGATACAGTAGTAGTGATGACAGTACAGCAAGGAAAGGACATGAACAGAAGGTTTACGATGTTCAAAGATAGCATGAAGAGTTTCCATAGGTTGGTAGATACTTTAAATGCTGCCAATCTTTTCTTGAGTGATTATAGTCATGCTGTATGGATAAAGAACAGAGATCTTGAAGGTGAACTGAACTTGATAGCCGATAAGAACTACAAGCTGACCCAGAATGTTGCTAGTCTGAATGATACCATCAAGGCTATGAACTACCGGTTAGACTTTGAAAGACTGAGGGTAGATATGTCAAAGACAGATGTACAAGGTAAGTTTGAACTATACAAGACCACGACAGAGATGAAACTTGAGGACTATAAGTACAAGCTTGAATATGAAGAGAAAGCTACCAGGTACAAAACCACAAGGGCATTCATAGAAGGCGGTCTTGTAGCAGCAGTGCTTGGAATGACGGCAGACATGATACACGCCTACTATTTTAAAAAATAAAAACAAAAATAAAGTATGAATCTAGAGAGTTTAAAAGGACACGTTCCAGACAACATCATCGCCCAACTGCCAGATACGATGGCAAAGTTTGAATTGAACACCCCGCTGCGTTTAGCGCATTTCCTTGCTCAAGCAGGACACGAATCAGGTGGTTTCAAAGTGTTAAACGAGAATCTGAATTACGGAGCAAAAGGACTTCGTAGCATATTCGGCAAGTATTTCCCAACAGACGCAAAAGCTTTGGAGTATGAAAGAAAACCCGAAAAGATAGCTAATTTAGTCTATGGAGGCCGCATGGGCAACGGTCCTGAATCATCTGGAGAAGGATACAAATTCCGTGGTCGCGGCTGTATTCAACTGACAGGAAAAGACAACTACGCTGCGTTTTCAAAAGCAATAAACGAAGATTGTGTGGCTAGTCCTGATCTGGTAGCAACTAAATACCCTTTGGCTTCTGCAGCGTGGTTCTTCCACAAAAACGGTCTTCACAAGATAGCAGACGAAGGCGCAACAGTTGATACAGTCACCAAGATCACAAAGAGAGTGAACGGTGGGACTATAGGAAATGACGATAGAATCAAACACTTCAATGAGTATTATTCACTTTTAAAATAAAAACATGAAAAATATAATCGCTACGGTTGCAGCAATACTGTTTTGCATACTAACCAGCTCAGCACAAGACACAGTAACTTTAGTACACGAGGCATACAAGACCACGTACAGTAAGTCCTTTCATTACCCAGTTTTGGTTCAATGGTGGGACACAAAAGCGAGAGTTGGTTGCAAAAGTCCCCTGGCAAGGAAAGACCAATTTGCTCCAGATCCTCTTCTTCCTTCAGAAACGAATTTGGCAAAGGACTATGTTGGTTCAGGCACAGACCGTGGCCATATGTGTCCAGCAGCAGACAACCTTTGCTTTGGCGCAAAACAACAAGCAGAGTGTTTTTATTTCTCAAACATGGCGGCTCAATACCACTCTCTGAATGCTGGAGATTGGAAGTCATTGGAAACGAAAACAAGGCTTATAGTAGACAACCAAGATTCAGTCTACGTTTGGTGTGGTTCTATTGGATCTGCAAAAAAGATAGGAACTACTACCGTGCCTACTAAATGTTGGAAGGTGATCTATGTAAAAAAGACAAAGGCGTATGAAGCTTACATATTTGATAACACGACAGATAAACCTAAAGGGATAGACCACTGGAAGGTACAAATCGCAGATGTTGAAAAATTAACAGGATTCAAGTTCTCTATGAATTGATCTTGTATTGTTAACGTTAACCCCGTAATATGGACCCCGATAGTAGACATGAATACTTGGAACAAAACACTAAAACAAAACTTGGCAACGATCTGTCTGATGGCAGCGATGTTCTTCAACCCGTTTGGGTTCGATGCAGTTCAATATTGGCTATTTCTAAAGACAGGAAGTTTATGGAGAGCAAACTTCGTTTTGTACTGTATAGCGGGATTGTTCTTTGGTTTATATATCTTATTACGTCCTAAAAAAGAAAAGAGATGAAAAAAAACTACCTTAAAGAAATTGAGATCCAGGATCCAGCAATAGTTGCACAACTAGAAAAATTCTACCATCTACAAAATGAGATAGATGAGCTGTCTGACAGAATGAAAGTTATGGAAAAAAAATATGGTGAATTTGCAAAAGATCTAGCTCCGATGTTTGAAACAATGAAGCAGCTTGAAGAAAAAACAGCGGTTTCAGAGTATTACATAATAACTATTAAGCAACCGGCATATGAGTCTCAAGTTCACAAATATAAAAAAGCATATGAATATGCGCTAACCAAGCTGAATGAAGCTACAAAAGCAGTTTGTAAGAAGCTAGAAGAAGAAGAGTCTACTGTAAGAAAAGTATCCACTAGATTTACCATAGGAAAACTATCTGAAGCATCAACTGCAGATAAAGTCAAATTGTACCTCAATAAGATAGTAAGTTTCTTTTCTACAAAGATAAAAAAATACCTCTATAAAATAGACGACGCAAACAAAGAATTAAAAGCTCTTGCTAGCATTAAAGAGAGCAAGACGATAAAGCTATCAGACTTTCTAAAAGAAGATTGGAAGAATTTACAGCCGTTTGGAGAGCAAGAGTGGAACAGAGTGAACAACATAGCAAAGAGGAGCAAGCAAGATGATTACCTAGATGGGATCATGAACTCTATAAAAAAGCAAGGATACAAAGCCACAGAAAGACAAAAGAACTACGTAAAGATGTGGTTGCAAAGCGGAAAAGAAGGCATACAGTGGGGAAGAAAAAACTAAAAATATGATAAAGCTTACAGACTTACTTAAAGAAGAGATCAAAGGGGACATAACTCTCCCAACAAACCATGAACCTTTCATGTACAGTCCTGATGGCTTTAGCTGCGCAGTATGCAAGTACTACAGCTACGAGAATGACCAACACATCTGTGGAAACCAATACTACGAGGCATGGAACGGAAACGCTGTGATGGACATAAAAGATCCTAGAAAATGGTGTAGTGATTGGTTCGAACCTAAGTGATATTTATACTATATAAAACAGCAGATATGACAAAAAAGAGCCTCATAACAAAACTTTTAGCAGAAGCACTAAATCCTAAAAAAATGGAAGTAGATGTTCCTGATTACGTAGAAAAAGAGTTAAAAAAGCGAGGATTACATCTTCAAAATCTGTTTAAGAGAGACTTTCCAAGAAAACAGCTTAGCCAAAAGACTCAGGACTGGATAAAAGATCATTTTATTCCAAAGATGAGGAATTTAAAGGAGTTTACCCCAAATCCAGCAGAGACTCCAGAGATATACTACGGAAATGAAAAAAGAAGATATTTTAAGCAGCCATCATTTGACAATCAGGATATGAATGCAATAAAATCAACACACCCAATAGCAGAAGAGGTTTGCACAGACTGTGGAGAGGAAATGGTAAATGGAAAATGCGCCCAGTGTGGAGATGTTTGGGGGAAACCTGATTCTGGACACCAAGCCACTATGGCAAGAGCTGAACTTAAAGATCTGATATCTAACGCATCAAAGCTTTACAGCATGGTAGAACCAGGAACAGAGCTTCCTGGATGGGTTGCAGCATATATAACTCTTGCTAGTGATTACATGCATAGCGTAGCAGAATATGCATCAGAAGTTGCTTAAACATAATTACAATGATAAAACTCATAGACATACCCAAAGAGAGTATAATAAAATACAGAGTAGTATTTACAGATTATGGAGATGAAGAATTCCCTACAAGCAGAATTTTTGATTCAAAAGACGAAGCAGAAAGTTGGGTTGAATCAAATGAATGGGAGGAACGTGGAGTAGAAGACTATGATCCTAGAGTTGATGATTATATTTTTACAACTAGAACTCGATATTATAATCCAGAGGATAAAGAAAATTATTTTGGGTATAGTATAGAACCAATATCTAGAGTAGATGAATCTTTTGATGAATCTATAATGAAATCTCACTATAAAAAGATATCAAATAAGGTAGACAATATCATATCAAAACTAAAAGATAGAGGGTATGTCAAATAAACTTTTAGAAAGTAATAAAGATATAGATAATCTTATAAGATCTTTAGATGATATTATAGTAAAATTAAGAATATCTAAAAAGTTAGATAAAGATATCATAGATGATCTAAAAGATTTTTATGATATTGAGATAGATGATTATACGAAAGATTATTATCTTAGGGGAAAAGAAGTAAGTTCAGATTATGAAGATTATATTTCTGATAAAATACTCGATCTTATAGTGGCATTAAGACAAATAGAAAAATAATGATAAAACTGATAGACATACTCAAAGAAGTACATGAAGATCACACAAATCCAGAGTTTGATGCAGATCCTATGGGCTACATCCTGAGAAAGTATAAAAGGCTCAACAAGAACCTAATAACTTTGATGGGAGATAACTTTGAAGAATACTTGGATGGAATATTCATAATATCTGGAAAGCCGACCACCTTCAAGATACTGCTAAAAAACAATCAGTACTTCTTTATGACGTTCATGGGAAAAGCGTACGAAGCAGGTGTGCAAGGCAAGCGCTACTATCTGATGAACATAGGAGACATCCAAAGGGCTACTATGGCGATCAATAGGATACAGAGATATGGAGCAAAATCAAAGTCTGAAGGTCCAGAGAGCGAAGAAGGACCAAGGTCAGAAGAGCTTCCAACAAAAAAAGAAGAAAAACCAAAGGAAAAACCAGAGACTCCTGAAGAAACTACTTAAACTGCAAAGATAGACTTTTTAAAATCAACATTGAAGATTATATTGATGCAGGAGACTTATAAATATACTCAGTCAAATCCGATATATTTATAAACAAAAGTTTTATGCCCGAACCGATTACGAGGCAATCCACTATCAAAGATAAGATACGAGAAGAATTTGTGAAATGCGCCACAGACCCGGTATATTTCATGAAGAAGTATTACATGATCCAACACCCTCAAAGAGGCAGGATGCTCTTTGATCTATACCCATTCCAAGAATCCATGCTAAAGGTCTTTTCAGGAGACCAAAATGTAATAATAAACAAGTCAAGACAGCTGGGGATATCAACGTTGGTGTCTGCTTATGCGCTCTGGCTCATGGTATTCCACAAAGATAAGAACGTACTGGTCATAGCAACAAAGCAAGAGACGGCCAAGAATATGGTCACAAAGGTACGATTTGCATACGATAACCTTCCAGCTTGGTTGAAGATAGGAGCTACTGAAGACAACAGGCTAAGTTTACGACTCACAAACGGTTCTCAGATAAAGGCAGTGTCAGGAGCAAGCGACTCAGCTCGTTCTGAAGCAGTATCTCTTCTTGTGATGGATGAATGTGTAACTGGAGATACTGAAATATTAATTAAGAATAAAAATACTGGCGAAATAGAAAAGACAACAATAAATGAATTAAAAAATAAATTATCTGGACATTATTGATATTTATAGTAAAAGCAAATGTTTATAGAGAATATTAAAAAACACTCGTGGAATTGGAAAGAACCTATAGAAAAAGAATGTTCCGGATGTGGAAAGAGATATTTAACAAAAAAAGAAAATAAAAAATACTGTACTCAACCATGTTGGACTTCACATAATCACCATAAAGATTCAGAAGAAACAAAAAGAAAAAGAGTAGAATCAAATAAAAAAACTGTATCGACACAGGAACATAAAGAAAAGATTAAGAGTAGTCCTAGAGTAATAGAAGCACGAAGACAGAATTCAATAAGATTAAAGAGACTTATAAAAGAAGGTAAATTTACGCCATGCATAACTAATAGTTGGACAAATTGGAAAAGCTATATTAAAATTAAAGATGACATAAAAAAATTCAGAAGTAATTGGGAAGCTGTATTTTTTCTATTAAATCAACATCTAGACTACGAAAAAGTAAGAATACAATATGAATATCAAAATAAAGTATCATCTTATATAGTAGATTTCGTTGATTTTGACAAAAAAATTTTATATGAAATAAAACCATCAAAATTAAAATCGGATCCTAAAAATATAATTAAATTTAAAAGCGCATTATCATGGTGTAAAGATAATTCTTATAAAATGGTAATAATTTCAGATAGTTGGTTTAAGAAAAATGCGAATATGATTAATTATGAAGAACAACCCCAGTTATTAAAATCGATGAGACAATTTTTAAAATGATAAAAAATACTAAATATGAAATTTTAACTCCAACCGGGTTTAGTGATTTTGATGGAATTTTATCAAAGATTACTAATATCATTTTTCATATAAAATTATCAAATAATTCTTTTATAAAGTGTACAGAGGGGCATTGTCTTAAATTTCCAAATGGTGAGTTTCTAGAAGCGTGTTTATTGAGAGTAGGCGATATACTATTTGGGAATATTTCTATTATTTCTATTGATATTATAGAAGAAGAATTCGAAGTTTATGATTTAGTAAACGTAAAGAATAAAAACGAATATTATACAAATGATGTAGTTAGTCATAATTGCGCTTTCATAGATAATGCAGAGGATCTTTTTGGTTCTGCTCAGCAAACCTTGGCAACCGGTGGTAAATGTATAGCATTATCGACTCCAAACGGCGTAGGTAATTGGTTCCACAAAACATATATAAAAGCGCAGAAAAAAGAAAACAGCTTTGTACCAGTATCACTTCCTTGGACAGTACACCCAGAAAGAAGTCAACCTTGGAGAGATAGACAAGATCAAGACCTTGGAGTTAGAATGGCTGCGCAAGAGTGTGATTGTGACTTTAGTTCATCGGGTAATACTGTCATCATCCCAGACATACTAAGTTGGTATGAAGAAAACATGGTCTTAGAGCCTATCGAAAGAAGGGGACTCGATAAGGCAATGTGGATATGGGAGTACCCAAGCCCTCTAAAAACCTATCTGTTATGTGCAG